CGCGGCGTTCACCTCGTCGTTCGTCGGGCTCAACGCCGGCTTTGTCACCTCGTCGGCGGCCGTCGGCAACACCACGCTCGGCTATTCGAACGTGCAGCTGGCGTCGAGCACTGTCGGCTCCACCAGCACGCTGCCGTTCCGCATCGTCGATTTCTACTCGGCGTATGCGCCGCCCGCGGTCCCCGCCGTCGGCACCGCGGCCTTCATCAACGGCACCGACAACACCACGCCCGCGAACATGGTGCTTGTGCGCCTCAACGCCTGCGACCGCACCAGCCTCACGGCGCGCAGCTCGTAAGGGAGAAGCACCATGCCCGTCGCACTTTCTCAGATCCGCGACCTTCTCCTCCCCGGCCTTTGGGGCATCGATGGTCGATACCCGATGATCGAGCGGCAGTGGCCGCAGATCTTCAAGTCGGTCGACTCGAACATGGCCTTGGAGCGGCGCGCTGCGATGCGCTACCTCGGCTACGCCCAGCTCAAGAATGAAGGCCAGCCGACCGCGGCCGACAACAACATGGGGCAGCGCTTCGTCTACAACGCGGAGCACTTCGAGATCGGGTTGATGTATGCCATTACGCGCAAAGCCATCGATGACAACCTCTATAAGGCAGAGTTCGGCCCGAACAACGATGGGTTGATGGAGGCGTTCAAGGAGACCGAAGAGGTCTATGGCGCGAACGTCCTCAACAACGGCAACGTCTTCAACGCCGCCACGCAGGGCGACGGCGTCTCGCTCATCAACACCGCGCACCCGATCGACGGCGCGACGATCGCCAACCAGCCGTCGCCGGATCAGAGCCTCAACGAGACCGCGCTGCTCAATGCCGGCATCGTCATCCGCTCGACGTGGCGTAACAACGCCGGCCTCAAGGTGCATGCGCGCGGCCAGAAGCTGGTCTGCCATCCGAACCTGGAGCCGATCGCGGCGCGCTTGTTCCGCAGCGAGCTGCGCACCGGCACCAACACCAACGACATCAACGCCGTGAAGGAGATGCAGCAGTCCTTCAAGGAAGGCTACTTCATCTACGACTACCTCACATCGTCGTTCGCATGGTTCGTGCTCACGAACATCCCCGGCCTCGTGTTCTTCCAGCGCAAGCCGTTCGAGTCGGACATGTCGGTCGAGTTCACCACTGATAACCTTTTGGTCAAAGGGTATCAAAGGTATGTCCCCAGTTACTACGACTGGCGGCATATCTGGGGAACCTTTCCGTTGTCATAGGAGCGCGCGATGACCCGCCGCAGCTTGCTGAAAAAGCAACCCACATCGTCGCCGGTCGTCTCGACCACGCCTACGGTCATCAACACCGCGACGGCCTCTTCGCTCAGTGACTCCGTTTTGGCCGCAATCTGGCTCACCGTGACGCACAGGTAGGAGATCGCCAATGGCCACTTACACGGCAGTCACAACGCTCTCGTCGGTCGGGCTCTCAGGCACGCTCACGCTCGATCCGACGGCGAAGACCACGACGATCTCGCTGGCGCTGACCGCCGCGTCGTCGGGCGATCTCGTGCTGCAGGTGAACCTGTGGCAGCCGGGCTCGGCCGGCACGCCGAGCTGGGTGACGCTCATCTCGACCACGGCGCACATCACGCCGTCGAGCGCGTCGGGCGGCAACATCGACGCCGGCACCTTTGTCTCGACGCTGGTGCCGATCGCCGGTCTGCGCCTCTCGTCCACCGCTTGGAACGCCGCCGGCACTGCGACGCTGCAGGCGCTGCAGTCGATCCAGTCGTAAGGAGGGCATCAATGGCTCACCGACACAAAGTTCATCATGCTCGCGGCGGCCATGTGCAGCACGGCGAGAAGCACATGACGCAGGAGGCCGAGGCGCACGAGGTCGAGCACGAGGGCGGCGTGAAGCGCGGCGGCCGGATGAAGCACGGCGGCAAGGTGCATGGCGGCAAGCACAAGCATCGCTACGCACGCGGCGGCAAGGTCGGCGCCGACAAGCACCCTTTCTCCAGCGCGCATCGCCCGTCGAAGTTCAGCGCGATGGGTTGAACGACGAATTCGCGTCGGGTGGTAAGGCGCATTGGATCAAGGGAGCGATCAAGCACCCCGGTGCGCTGCACCGGCAGCTCCATGTCCCCGCGGGCGAGAAGATCCCGGCCAAGAAGCTCGCGAAGGCGGCGCACTCGGATAACCCGACGCTGCGGCGCCGCGCGGCGTTGGCGAAGACGTTGAAGAGCATGCACTGATGCCGAAGCCTTTCCGCGTCACCGTGTCGGGTTCGGCGGGTCTCAGCAACCCGTGGAACCCGGATTATTTCAAGTACGCGCCGTTCGCGATCGGCGTCGGCGTGACCATCAGCTCGACCGGCACCGTCGCCTACTACGTCGAGCACTCGTTCGACCCGATCTTCGATCTCACCTACGGCTCCTCGGTGCCGCAGGTGACGGCGGCGAATGCGACGTGGTTCCAGAACTCGGGCATCACCTCCTCGGCCGGCTCGACTGCCCCGGCGAACGGCAATCGCGACGGCAACTATGCGTTCCCGGTGACCGCGATCCGGCTCAACGTCAGCGCCAACAGCAGCCAGGGCAGCGTCACCATGTCCCTCATTCAGGCGGGGATGGGCTGATGGCCGGCGTCTCGATCGACACCAATCCGACCCCGTCGCTGCCGCCGGATTTTTCCGCCGCGCTGGAAGGCGGCGAAGGTTTTCTCAAGCGGCTCGGTGTGCTGCAGCAGGCCAAGAAGGACGCCGACGCGGCCGTCGAGCAGCTCAATCTCGGCCGCTCGGTGGCGCAGGCGCATGCCGAGGCCGACGCGGCCATCACGCAGAAGCGCACCGAGGCCGACAAGTACGCGACGGATGCCAAGGCGCGCGCCGACAGGCTGGTGGCGCAGGCGAGCGCGAAGGCCAAGGCGCTGGTCGACGAGGCCAACGGCAAGGCCGAGCAGATCAAGGCAATGGCGCAGGCGCTGCACGACAACGCCGCCACGGAACACGCGCGGGCGGCCGAGCTGAAGCAGCAGGCGCAGCAGGTGCAGCAGAAGGTCACGGCTGACGCCGCCGCCGCGGTTTCGTTGCGGCAGCAACTCGAGAATTCGATGGGGGAGGCCCGTACTGCGCTGCAGGCCGCCAACGCGCGTGAGGCCGAGTTCAAGACGAGGCTGAAAAAGCTCACCGACGCCGCGCGCCAAGCCACGGAGTAGCTTGTGGCAACAAATTTTCTCCAGGCAACAGGCGGTTCGACCACCGGTTACTTCGTCAGCGCTGTCACGCTGATCTCGACGGAGATCGTCAGCCTCGCCAGCAGCGGCACCGCGACGAGCGCGACCATCTACACCTCGTCGGCGAGCTTCGGGCAGGCGATTTGGGGCGAGGCATGGGTCTATTGGGGCGGCGCGATTACGCCCGCGGCGGGCGGCTTCATCAGCTGCTGGTTCATCCGCAGCGGCGACGGCGGCACGAACTTCGAGGTCACGCCGACCAGTGCTCCGCTGGCGCGGTCGCCTGACTTCACCATTCCGCTGTCCACGATCGCCTATGCGAGCAGCAACGAGGGCTATGCGACCGGCATCGTCAAGATGCCGTGGGCACCCTCCAAGCTGTTCGTGCAGAACAACGCGGGCACGGCGTTCCCGTCTTCCGCCACGCAATATTCCAAGATCGTACTCGGGCCGGTCGCTGTGCAATATTGATCGGGGGGCCTGAGTGCAGATCCCGATCCCTCCTCGCCGCGGTCAGGCCCGTCCCTGGACCAGCATCCCCCGGATCAACTGGGCGCATCCCCTGACATGGGGGCTGGCGACCTATGCGTTCGATTGCGGCGGCGGCGTCTTCATCGATCTCGTGTCTGGCCAGACCGGTGCGCGCGCCACCACGGGCGCCGCGACCGCCGCAAAGGCGGCGCCGTCGCGATACGGCGGCGGCATGCTCTTCGTCCAGCAGTCGACCACCAGCCTGTCGTCGCGCATCGTCTTTCCGCACAGCAAGCACACCGAGTATCCGGCCGCCGCGGGCGGGATGACCGGCGCCGCGCCGTATTCGTACGCCTGCGGTTTCGTGCCGAAATCCCCCATCAACGCATCGGGCAGTCACACCGTTCTCTATGAGTTCGGCGATGCGCTGGTCGACACCTTTTATCAGGTCGGCGACCAGGGGACCGGCGTTCCGATCTGCAATTACAGCAACAACGGCGACAATCCATTTACCAGCAGTCGCGCGTGGGTCCCGAATAACTTCACGACCGTCGTCGGCGTTCTGCTGTCGACGGCGGCATCCGGCACCGCGGTCCAATACTACATGGACAGCAGCGGTTACTTCGAGGTCAACAATCTGACCGCCGTCGCTCCCGGCCTCAATACGTCGCTCACGGCGCAGATCATCATCGCCGACTCGCGGACGAGCGGCACCCCGGCCAACAATTTTTTCAACGGCTGGGTCCACTACGGATGCTCGTGGAGCCAGCGTATCCTGACGAAGGCCGAAGCCGTCTCGTTGCAAAACGATCCCTGGCAATTCCTGATCTGGCCGGAAGACGAGATGTTCGCGACGCTCGTCGGTGTCACGGCGGCGGCGCAGACGCTCGGCTGGTGGGGCGATCAGGAGTACGTGCCGCCGCAGCTGCCACTACGCACGCAGGCTTATCCAACGACGGCCTTCGTGCCGCTCCCAAGGCAGGTGCTCGGCTGGAACCCGACCTTCCCTGACTCGGCCCCGCGCAAGCCGCCGCCGAACTTCGCCCACTACGAGCCGTTCACTGCCTTCGGGACGCCGCCGCGGATCACGACAGGCTGGACGCCGAGCAACGACTATACGCCGCGCCGGCCGGCGAACTTCGCCCATTATGAACCGTTCATCGCCTTCGGGACGCCGCCGCGCATCACCACCGGCTGGACGCCAAGCAATGACTACACGCCACGGCGTCCGCCGACCTTTGCCCACTACGAGCCGTTCACCGCTTTTGGCACGCCACCGCGCATCACCACGGGCTGGGCGACGTTGTTCGCCGACAGGGTGCCCGGCGCGCTGCGCAGCCCGGATTTTCCATTCCTCGCCTGGGCGCCGCAGACGATCGCCGCCCAGGTCGTCACCGGCTGGCTGTTCAACAACGACTACGTGCCCAGGCGTCTGCTGCAGCTCGCGCAGTTCGAGCCGTTCACCGCCTTCGGGACGGAGCCGCGCATCACCACGGGCTGGGGGCCGAGCTTCCCCGATTACGTGCTGCGCAAGCCCCCGAGCGCCGACAATCCGTTCCTCGCCTGGGGCTCGCACTTTCCGATTGTGCCATCGACGGGCTGGATGGGCAGCGACGACTACACGCCGCGCCGGCCGCCAAGCTTTGCGCACTTCGACGTGTTCACGGCGCTCGGCCAGCCGCCGATCCTCGCGCTCGGCTGGCTGCTCGACAGCAGCGAGTACGTCCCGCGCCGGCAGTACCCGACCGACGCGCCGGCCGCGGTGCTGCCGCCGCAGTTCACCCAGCAGGTGGTGGTCACCGGCTGGCTGATCGACAACGAATACCGTCCGCTGCCGCGGCCGGTGATCGCGCATCTACTACCGTCGGGGCCCGTGATCGGCACCCTGCCGCCGCCCGTGGTGGTGGGCTGGATCGCGATCAGCGCCGACTTCGCGCCGGCCAAGCTCAACGATGCCTACTACCTCAACCTCGCCACCCTGGCGATGCCGGTGGTCTACCCAATCCCGCCGAACCCGCCGACGCCGACCGGGCCGACCGGCGAGTTCAGGGTCAGCGGCTCCGAGGTGCGCGACCGCTTCCCGGTGTCGGGCGTCGTCTACACCTACGCCTCGATCACCGACCGGACCAATTGATCTTTGGCGAGGCCCGTCATAAACTGAAAGCAGTTTCAGTTCTTCAAAGGCGCCATGGGCAAGATCACCGAGACGTTCGCCGACAAGCAGCGCCGCAAGCGCAACGGTGCGCCGCCGCCCGAGACCATGCATGTCGTCGCGGCGCACGAGCCGCTGTCGGGCGAGCAATATCACTTCTGCCCAGGACCGCCGCTGCAGCTCGTCCACGAGGGCTATTCGGTCAATCCGCCGCCGGCCCCGCAAGTGACCATCACGGCGGCGCCGGCCGCTGCCGCCGTGCCCGTGCCGCTCAAGGTCGCGCTGATCGGCACCGCGCCGTCCTCGCGCATGCTCGCGCCGTTCGACGACAAGAGCTGGACCATCTGGGGCTGCTCGCCCGGCAACATGAATGCGCTGCCGCGCTTCGATGCGTGGTTCGAGATCCACTCGAACCTGATGTGGCCCGAGCACAAGCACTACGGCGAGCCTTATCTCGAATGGCTCAAGAAGCAGACCTGTCCGGTCTACATGCAGGACCAGACGCAGGTGCCGAGCGCGCTGACCTTCCCGTGGAAGGAGCTGGTCGAGGAGTTCGGCGAAGACTTCTTCACCAGCTCGTTCGCCTGGATGATGGCGTTTGCGATGAAGCAGCCGGGCATCGCCGAGATCGCGCTCTACGGCATCGATATGGCGAGCCGCGACGAGTACATCCTGCAGCGGCCCGGCTTCTTCTTCTTCCGCCACATCGCCCATCAACGCAACATCAAGGTCACGGCGCCGAACGAGAGCGACATCATGCAGTCGCCGCCGCTCTACGCGATCTCCGACTCGACGCCGTACGGCCGCAAGATCCTGGCGCGCGGGAAAGAGATCGCGGATCGGCTCGCGCCGATGATCGCGCAGCGCGACCAGCTCAACCACCAGATCGCCTACCTGCAAGGCGCGGCCGAGGACAACGACTACCACAAATCCATCTGGACCGGCGTGCAGCGGCCGACCTGAAGGGGAGAACACAATGGCCAACTTCACGATCACCAATTCGACCAACGTGACTGCGCAGAGCGCGACGGCCGCGGTCTACACCACGCTCATCGGGGTTGCCGCCTCGTCCGGCAGCTTCGCCAACCCGCCCACCATCACGGGCCTGCGGCGCGGCAAGCTCTACGACATTCTGGTTGGTACCAACACGACGCCGGCCGACAATTTCCTCGAGTTCATCGTTTCGCGTGCCACCGTCGGATCGAGCCCGGTCTGGGTCGGCTCGGTGTCGAGCGTGTCGAGCACGTTCGCGAACGATCAGGCGGACGCCGCCTTCGCGGCCTTCGCGACCGTCAACGCATCGGCTGCGTCGAGCACGGCGTTCAGCGTTCTGACGCCGGCTTGGTACATCGGCCTCAACCAGCGCGCCTCGTTCCGCTGGGTGGCAGCGCCCGGCTCGGAGATCACCTACCCGGCGGTGTCCTCGGCCACCGGCAACAATGGGCTTCTGCTCGGCGGGCGTTCGGGCGCCTACGTCGGCACCCTGACCGGCACCATCATGTTCCAAGAGCAGTGATGTGCGAAATCCGGGCGGTTATGCGGTCCTGATCGATCCCGACAAGGGCATTGTCGAGCGGGATACGTTCACCTGCAACCACTGCAACACGGTGGTCTACATCAAGCCGAAGGCCAGCCCCGATGACTTCGGCAGCATGTGCCGTCTGTGCATGAAGATGGTCTGCCGGCGCTGCGCCAATTACGGCTGCACCCCGTTCGAGAAGAAGCTCGAAGCGATCGAGGCGCGCGACCGGGCGAGGCGGTCCTACGAGTGACTTCGCTGAAGAAATGAAATAAGCTTCATTTCTTCGGAGGTCGGCATGTTCAGCCCTGTCGTCCAGACGAGCGGCACCTACAACTTCAACCCGAGCGGCGGCGAGATCATCCTGACCGCCTTCGATCGCATTCAGGTGCGGCCGTCCGAGATCACCCAGGCGCAGATGCAGCGCGCCATCATGGAGATGAACCTCGCGCTGGTGAAGTTCAACAACCTGCAACCCAACCTCTGGACCGTCGATCTGCAGACGCTCCCGCTCGTGCAGGGCACCGCGACCTATTCGGTGCCGCCCGAGACGACCATGATCCTCGATCTGTACGTGCGCTACGGCTCGCCGGCCGTCGATCGCTATCTCATGCCGATCAGCCGCACCGAATACGCCGCCATCGCGGTCAAGAGCACACCGGGCTTCCCGTCGCAATTCTGGTTCGATCGGCTCGTCTCGCCGACCATCACGTTCTACCTCGTGCCCGACGGCGCCTACGCCTACACCGTCTTCTACTACCGCGTTCGCCAGATCCAGGACGCGACGGTCGCCAACGGCTTCAACGTCGAGGTGATCGGGCGCTTCCTCGATGCGCTGACCGCGAACCTCGCACACCGTTTGGCGCGCATCTACAAGCCCGAGCTGGAGCAGATCCGCAAGGCGGACGCTGACGAGGCGTGGGTCATCGCCGCCACGCAGGATGTCGAGAACGTGCCGGTCTACGTCTATCCCGGCCTTTCGGGGTACTGGCGATGAGGCCGCACGGACGCGCCCAGATCGATCCGCGCAGCCCGCGCGCGCTTGCGATCTGCGACCGCTGCCAGTTCATGGTGAACCACGACACCCTGCGCTGGCAGATGCGCTGGCGCGGGCCCAAGCTGCAGAACATCCGGCTGCTCGTCTGCCCCGAGTGTTACGACACCCCGAACGAGCAGGAGCGCACGATCGTCCTGCCGACCGATCCGGTGACGATCGCGAACGCACGTCCCGAGAACTACGCGCTCGCCGACAACCCGATGTCGCCGATCGGCTTCAACCCGATCGACATGTTCATCCCCGGTTCGAGCCTCGGGCAGAACATCGGCACCTTGACGCAGAACGGCGGCCTCGACGCCGCCTTCGCCCAGGCGCCGCTGAACCTGCAGTCGACCGGCACCGCGCCGTTCACCACCGTGACGGCGCCGCTCGCCAACAAGCGCTGGGAGTACAGCGCGGCGCTGGCGATCTCGCAGTCGAGCTTCGGCAACACCGTCGGCAAGAACTGGAACGGCGATCCGACCGGCATCTCGATCACGCTGCCGTCGACCGCGCCCGCGGTGGCAAACATCGCGTCGAGCTTCTCGGCCTATGCGCCCAACGACCAGTCGTTCCTGCGCTCGGGCGCCACCGGCTGGCTGTTCCAGGGATCAAACGACGGCACGAGCTGGACGACGCTGTCGAGCGGCACGACCGCCA